TGTGGACAAGTCATTTGATGGACAGGGCCGAATCTAAAACCGTCTTCTGTCGCATAGCTCCACCATTGTTTACATTCTCCACATGATAAATGATATAGTTTTTCAATCGAATATGCATGGTTGTGTGTTTCTCGTGCTTCCAAGTAATCTCCTTACCTATACTTATATTATACCACATAATAGTATAATGTCAAGTAGTTTTAGTTTAATAGATGAGATTCTGGTTGTGTAGTGGGGCCGTAGAGGTCATCCCAAATTATTTGTAAAACAGAATCTACTTCATCTCTTTCCATTATCAAGAAATCACCATAGGTATCAATGATTAAGTAGTTCCCGCCTTCTTTAAATTTGCGGATAAGGTATTCATCTGACACAGCAAGATAGTCTGTCAAATCAATAAGTTCTTGATGTTTTTTTATATTCATACTATTTATTCATTATAAAAACTTCCGGGAAAAATTTCATGTACTCGCCAGTTGGAAGATATTATGATTCTTTCTTCATTCTTTTTACCATGAGGCGGTGCCGTATGTAAAATGTGAGAGGGAAACATAATCATTTTACCTACCTTAGATGGCATATAAAAGTGCTTGTGGTGTTGATCTGACTGATAGGGATTCCGAAACTGTGTTCCTCCAATATCGGACAAGTAGAGGATTGAGGACATATTAGGATCTATTTGTTCAAAAAGACTTCCATTGTGATTATGAGTTGCATGATATCCTTTTTCACCATAAATTGCCGTCCAATATACAATGTGATCACATTGTAATTCAGGGAGAAATTCAACAATAATTTTCGAAATTAATTTCTCATATTCAAGTAATTTTTCTTGGACGGAATAATCTGTCCAATAGTCATCTACAGTATCAATGTTATTTGTTTTTATTTCCTCTTTTTTCTCTTGCATCTCTTCCAAGAGTGGACGAATTTCATCTTCTGTCCAAGTAAATTCATGAAAAAGTGTAGGAAAATGTTCTACTACTTCACATTTCACTTTCTTTACCCCAAAACGGTTTCAATTTAACTCGTTTTTTACGTTCAAGAATTAGCTTCCTAGCACCATCTTTATTACGTTCATTCCACTCTTTTGCACGTTTGAGAATAGCCTCTTTATTCTGTTTGTAGTATTCTTTGAGGTATTCTTTTCGTGTCTCATCATTCTTCCACTTCTCAGCAAGGCGATCCTTATTCTTCTCATAGTATTTCCGATTGGCTATTTTTTTTCGTTCTTTATCGGTCATAGTACTTCTTCTACACCACACTTTGCAATATAATAAGCATCTACTATATCACTAATTGGGTTTTTAATTGCTTTTGCTTTGGGAGTTAATCGTTCTTTGAGATCTGGAGGGGTTACAAGTTCATTAGTAAAGGCGTAATACATTAACTCTTTGTTAGCATTACCTTTTCCTGTTGCGAACTTCTTAATTACAGTAGGTGGATAAGTACTAAACTTGATCTTTTGTTTCCACATCTTGTGTTTCAATAACCCAGTATTTTCTGCGATTGAACGAACACCCGCTTGTGCAGAAGTAGCAAAGGCATAACCTTCAATGAAAACTTCACTACATCCTTTTACTATAGACATAGCCCAAGAGGAAAGAGCATCATGTCTTTCTTCTTCAATTTCCCATTCAGGATATGGTTCTGCTTGTAGATTACTTATCCCACACCCGGCGGAAAGTTGTTGTTGTTTTTCACTATTAGATAGATAATATAACATACACCCATCAAAGTCAAAATATCGATCATCATCTTCCTCGTATTCATAAACACATATTGCTGGAGAAGTTAGTGAGTAATCAATCCCAGCTATTTTCTTCTTCACCCTCTGTTTCTCCTGTTTCACTATCTACCTCTAAATAATGTCCACAAAAAGAACACACTTCTAATCCTTCTGTGTCATTTGTAAAAATCTCATAGTTTTTATCACAACCATCACACAGTATGTTTATGGTAGCGTCTCCGTCTTCCCAGACGATATTAACTGGCATTTATCCATTGCCTTTCTTATATGTATGCTTATTGTTTGGGTAGCTCTGTTGGCTGCAGTAATTTTCCATACATTAATTTGGTTGGCACAGGAAGTATCTTCAAGGTAATATCATTTACTTTCATAAATCGTTTATCTCTGAGAATATTGACTGTTATTACTTGCCCAATTTTATATTTAATGAGTTGATCTGAAAATTCAACATCATTGTTAATAAGAGTATCGTTAATTCCTATTATAGTATCCCACGGCTTCAACCCTTTTGGTATAGGTCTTTTACCTGTGTCATCCTTACTTACTAATAGTCCGTAAGTATTTGGTATAGTTGTTTTTATGTTAGGATGGTTCTTTTTTATTTTACTTAATTGAGAATCTTTTCCAAATAGAGCAATAATTCCTATCCCTATTGCTGGGCGGTCTACTTTCCCAGATAGTATCATTGTATCAAGAGACTTCTTAGCTATATCACCTCTAATAGCTATTCCAACTCCTGCATTTTGTTTAGTTCTGGATACTAATAATGATGCGACTCCCATAATTTCACCTTTAGCGTTAATTATAGGGCCACCAGAATTACCTTTATTGATTGCTGCATCTACTTGTATAGCTTTGATATATGGATGTCTTGCATATCTGTCATCATTTGAAATGATTCCTTTAGATAAACTCCACGCCATACCCATAGGATGTCCAAAGGCAAATGCTTCGGCTCCTGTATATATGTCTTCTCTGTCAGCAAACTTTAAGTATGGAACTTTTCTGTCTTGTCCTAGTACTTTAAGCACTGCTAAATCAGCTAGGGGGTCTTCCCCTATTACTTGTACATCGTATTCGTGCCAATCATCTTCATCCCAATACCATAATTTTACAGATTTTTGTTCGTAAATACAATGAAAGTTAGTCAGTACATAACCTTCTTCATTGATTACTGAACCTGCACACAATGAACTTGGTGTATCGAATGATGGTTTTTCCTTTGTATTTGTAGATAGTAAAACTATCGACCTTTGTACAGTTGTGGTAACTTCTTTGGGGATAGCTTGTACAGTACCACTAAAGAAGATTAACAAGGAAAAGCATAACAAAAAACTTTTTAACTTTTCCATTTATCCTTTTTAAAAATTAATTGTTGGGGAGGCTTCTTCTACAGGTTCCTCTGGCAGCTCTGGTATAGAGTCTAACGACCCAGAACCTTCTTGCTCCCCTATTCCTAGTTTATTAATTGTTTCATTATCTTTTGGTAATAATAATAACCCTGCTAACGTACCATGTTCTTTGACACATACCATTGATTGTGTAGAAAACTCCGTTGAGGTGTGCTCAGGCTTCAATGGATCATCTTTTGCTAATGATCGTGTCCATGCCTTAAATTTATATTTCGTTCTAAGTTTGTCGAGTACACAGAAACAATGAACAGTCATTGCTCTTCGAATAGGCCAAGGGGGTGTTACATTCCTCAACGCCGGATTATTTACTGTTATCCAATTTACTGTTCCTTGATAACATATCTGTATAGTATCAAAAACAACTTGGCTCGGCCACTCATCATCAGGCACCTTAACATACATTTCTCGTTCGCCATTTTTTCCTTCTTCTGCCCATAAGTCATAGTTTCCAAAATCATAATTTCCAACAGCAATACCAAATGGTACTAATAGTAGTACCAATAACATTATTTTTTTCATATTAATCCCCTGCGGCAATATACCACAATAGAAGTATTATTATAAAAAGTTCTATAACTAGAACAGAGTGATACCAAACCCATCTTGACTCATATAGTTCAGAATCTTTATCCTCTTTTTTATAAACCTTACGATTTATGAATCCCTTTAAATCCCACCATTGGTCTTTGACGAATTCTCTAGCTTTTCTAATATCCAACTTGTTCTCCGTAAAAGTTTGATTCCCGATATATTTATTCTATCAAATCACGGGGTAACTTGTGGAGAAATATCAACTATTTCACACCCCTTTTCTGAAGTGCATGCAAATTCTTGACTTGCACTAGTATAGTCTTGTGTTTCATAATCTGCTAGTGATGCCCAATTTACATTTTTAGGCATTTGTTTTAACAGTTCATTGTACTCTTCCTTTGTACAATCTTGAT